AAAACTGCTGAAAGAATATAAAGAGGAGGCTGGGACCGCGTTTGTCTGCATGAGCGATTTAACAGCCATAGGCGTTTTAAGAGCAGTCCAGGAGCTGGGATATCAGAGCCCAAAAGATTTTTCCATTACCGGTTATGACGGCAACTACTTTATGAAATACATTGATCCTTTTATCACCCGCATCGACCAGAACATGTGGCAAAAAGGCTATGATGCGGCAAAACTTCTCATGAAAATGGTTAATGACGAAAAGTATTCCAGGGTTCATATGACAAAATATTTTCTTGAGGAAGGCAAGAGTGTGAAGCAATTGTAAATAAATATTAAGGAGGAAATTTATGAAAAGAAAATTGGCGGGGATTATGGCAGCTGTTATGGCTGCGGCAACGGTGATCAGCGGCTGTTCCGGTGGGAACAGTAAAACAACGGCACCAGGGACAGGCAATACTGAAAATGCATCTGGTAAGGAAATACAGATGACCTTTCCAACCTATCTGGCAGGTGAAAATGTTGGTGCAGTTTTCTTTCTCCCTGAAGTAGAGCGGTTTAATCAGAAGTACGCAGGCAAGTATAAGATCGTGATCGAGGAAGTTCCTCAGGCCCAGTATGCGGAAAAGATTAAGCAGTTGGCCCAGCAGAATAAGCTACCCGCTATTGTCCACGCACCTGGTTCCGGTGGAATCGATCTTCAGTGGTTTAAGAGCGTAGCTCTGGCCAATGGCATGGCATACGATTTAAGTGAATTTGCAAATGCTAACCCGGAGGTAAAGAATAACTGGATTGACGATTCCGTGGATTACTGCACCGTGGACGGAAAACTAATCTGTAAGCCCCTTTCTGTGTTAAAGCCTGTGGGTCTGTATTATAACAATACCATGTATAAGCCGGAAAAGGCCGTCAAAGATATGAGCCTTGACGAATTCACGGAAAGCATCGGAGATAACAAGTTCGCATTCCAGACTGCGGAAAATGCATGGACATCAGGACTTCTACTTACCGCCCTTATTGCCAATCAGGAGGGGGGAGAGGCGTATCTGGCTCAGTATGTGGATGACAAGCTGTATGATTACACCGATGCAAAGGTCGTTTCCGCAATAACCATTCTGCAGAAACTCCTTCAGAGTAATGCATCAGCCAATACCATTGGTGCAGCTTACGCAGATGCCGCCAATGCATTTATGAGCAAAAGTGCTGCTCTTATATGCAACGGTTCCTGGATGGCCTCTGATTTTGATAAAGAATCAGCAGACAAGTGGTCAAATGGATTTACCGGTGAGGAAGTGACTTCAGATATTTATCCAGGTAATTTTGCCATTGCCAATCCAAGAGTATTCGGTGAGTTCTGGATCGCAAATACCGCTTCTGATGAGGAAAAAGAGCTGGCAAAAGCTTTCTTTGCTTTCCGTGATTCCAAGGAAGAAATCGAGCAGCTGGTACTGACCGAAGGCGGAGTGGCTCCGAAGCTGGAATACAGCGATGAATTCTTAAAGAAACAGGCGGAAAACCGCATCTTATCCCAGCTTGCCGAAAGCATGGATGAAAATACCAGGTACACGGCATCTATTTTCGATGTGATGCCAGCTTCTGTTGCTGATACGGAATTTGGAAAGCTGCTTCCTAAGCTGGCAGATGGAACTCTTACGCCGGAGGAATTTTGCAGCCAATTGACTCAGAAGGCGGAAGAAGCTAAAAACTAAACATCGTAACATGGGAATTAAATACTGTTGCAAAAGCCTGCGAAAACAGGTGTATTGCAGCAGTATTTTTTAGAAAGAGGGGAAGAAAATGAAAGCAGGAAAATCAAATTCCACTGTTTTGGAGAGAAGGAATTATAAGTGGTGCTACTTATTTTTGCTGCCCTCCCTCCTGATATTTTTGCTGTTTTACTTATCGCCAATCCTTACGGTAATCGCCACATCCTTTACCAAGTGGGATGGCTTCAACAAACCGGTTTTTATAGGGCTTAAAAATTACATCGATCTTTTTCATTCCAAAACCTTTCTCATATCTTTGAAAAACCTTCTTGCCTGGTCCGTGATTGCGGCCACTCTCCATTTAGGGTTCGGCGTGCTGATGGCATTTGTCCTATACGCAAAGCCCAAAGGCTGGAAATTCACCAGAGTAATTTTTATGGTGCCAAACGTGATCTCAGCGGCTGCATGGGCCATGATATATAAATTCATTTTCAATGACGATATGGGAATTTTAAATAACCTGATCCGAAGATTTTCCCCGGACTTTCATGTCCAATGGTTCTTCCAGTCCCCATATGCATTCTGGGCGGTTACATGCACATGGATTTTTTATGCGGTTATTGTAACCTTGGTAGTATTAAATGATTTAATGGCAGTCCCTGAGGAAGTGGTAGAAGCCGCAAGGGTAGACGGGGCCTCCCCGTGGCAGCTGACCCGTCATATCATGCTTCCCCTTTGCAGAAATGCCATTGGGACCGGAGTGATCTGTTCCATTACTTCCAGGATCGCCATGTATGAGCAGATCAGGCTGACGACCGCAGGCGGCCCTGGGGACGATACCATGAATATACCATTAATCCTGGTCAATTCCATATCTGATATGAAATACGGGTACGCCAATGCCAACGGTATGGTCATGTTTGCTTTAGGCCTTATTATTCTGGCAGTCGTCAATATTACATTCCGTATGAATGACAGTATTTATTAGGAGGAGGGTGCAATGAAGAAAAAGATTACTGTATTTTGTATGTATTTTCTTATGGTCTTTACTGTGATCATATCGGTCTTTCCGATTCTCTGGGTGATCATGTCATCCTTTAAAACAAATGCCCAGATTCTTGGAAATCCATTTACATTGCCGTCTTCCATAAGTTTTGAACCATATATATACTTATTTGAGAAATATGATTTTCTGCGGTACGCGGTCAATTCCTTTCTGGTCTGCATTACCTCAACGTTCCTGTCACTGCTGTTCTTTGCCATGGGCGCTTATGTGATCGGAAAGTTCCGTTTTCCAGGAAAATCCCTGATTTTTGCATTGTTTACCATTACTCTTCTGGTACCTTCCCATTCCAAGGCACAGCCCATCTTCTCCCTGATCATGAAGATGAATCTGTATGACAACATCTGGGGTTTGGCGGTGGTTTACTTATCCATGGGGCTGGCAATGTCGGTGTTTATCTTAAAGTCCACCTTTATGTCCATTCCTGCCTCCTTAGATGAGGCGGCAAGGCTTGAAGGGGCAGGCTTTCTCCGGGTATTTTTCCAGATCAACCTTCCTCTGGCAAAAGGAGGGCTTGCTACGGCCGGGATTCTTATGTTTTTAAATAACTGGAATGAATTTTTTTATGCTTCCCTGCTGACCTCTTCCAATAAGAACAGGACTTTACCGGTGGCGCTGCAATTTTTTACCGAATCATTTTCATATGACTATACAAAGCTGTTTGCCGCTTTGACCCTTGTCGTGCTTCCTGGCATCATTTTATATGCGCTGGCCCAGGAGCAGGTACAGGCCAGCGTTGCGGCATCAGGAGTAAAAGGCTGACAATATAGGAGGGCATAATGTTTAACACAATGAATTTTTTGAAGGGTCAGGGAGATTTAAAAAACTGGCTGATGGAGGAAACGGAATTTGATGCCCGGAATCTGGGAAAATACGAGGCGGTTTTTGCCCAGGGAAATGGTTACATAGGGATGCGAAACGCCCTGGAAGAGCGGTATGTGGAAGAAGTGAGGAACACGTTCATCACCGGAACCTTCAATAAAGCAGGAGATGAAGAGGTGACGGAGCTTCCCAATATTCCGGATGTAACAGCTATGAATATCTATGTTGACGGATACCGTCTGAACCTGCAGTCCGGAAAGGTAAGGTCGTATTCCAGGGTCATGAACTTAAAGAACGGAGAAACCACCAGAAAGGTTGTATGGGAATGTCCATCGAAGACTCTGGTAACGGCTGTTTTTAAACGGTTTGTATCTTTAAATAATGAACATGTTGCGGCGGAATGCTTTGAGCTGTCCTGTGACGGCAGCGCGCAGTTGGTGATTGAAACGGGAATACATGGGGATGTAACAAACCAAGGGGCCATGCATTTCGAGAATTTAAGGCGCAGGATCTATGACGGGATCACCATGCAGTTTCTGGCGGAAACGACCGAGTCCCGGGTGCTGGCGGCGGTCCACAGTGCCTGGAGGATAAGCCGGGAGGAAA